ACCTCTGAAATATGCCTCATAGTATTGCTTTATTCCATTGGTAGTGACTTGTTTGCTGCACCAGTCATCGGCACATGCTTCTGCTTTTTCTCCTGTGTATCCGTAAGCGGATAGTATCTTGAGACATGACTCCTTCATAGTGGTAAGACCCCTCTGCTTGTTCTCTTTATACAATTAAGTTGTTGAGCGTTAGCTTTAATCTTATCCTTCAGAGGTTTAGATATGAGTTTGTTGACTACCTCAACCTCAATATCATACTCTTCACAGACTGTTGCTACTGCTTCTATGTAGTTAATCAAACCGTTACTTTCTTGTACGGTATGCTCAACCAAAGTACTGAATTTGCTTTGGGTCATAAAATTTTCCTCTAGTTCTTTCACACTCCGACCTCCTCTTTTACCCAGTCGGTTAACATACTCATTTTAAATTCTTTAATCCATTCACATAGAGTATCAATGTAAGGTACTTTATCATACCTTTGTTCTACCTGTGTGTCACCATTCTCTGCAACAGATAACGTTACAAGTTTGGTTACTTCGACACCAGTTCTTTCGTAATACATGTAAGCATACGCTGCTTCCTGTACGAAATACTTTTCCAACCACTCTACCTTCTTGATAGTATTGGTTGTTTTAAAATCTATTATAGCAAGTTCGCCATCAAACTCAGCAATGCAATCAACACGACCAGCAATACCCAATTCATCAGAATAAAGAGGGGCTTCGAGAAGATGAATATTATCAATACGGTCAAGGATCTCACGAGAAGACCCAAAAAGGTACGAGGGAAGACCTTCGCTCTTCTCAATTTTTTCAGGATCATTGTTTAAATAATACTCCACTATAGTGTGATACTGGGTGCCTCGCCAAGCAGATTGTCTTCTGATCTTCTCTGCTTTCATGTATCCAATCCGTTGTTCCCACTTCTTGATACCATCAATAGATTGTTTACCAACCACAGTAGTAACTGAGGGATACCAACTACCCGATGGAGATTTGTAGAACCTCTGACCGTCAACGTTTTGGGTTGTTAATTCTGCTAAGGGTTTAGCAGCACCCACATGATTAAATGATTTCATTAAACTAAACCTGATTGGATTTTAGAGACAAGATACTCTCGAACAAGTCCGCTTCGAACGATATCTTCTATTCCAAACTCTATTATATCAAAGGATGGCATAGTTTGCAAGATCTTCATGAAGTCTAGCACACCTTGACGTTCTCCGTTCTTGAGAAGGTCACTTTGTGAATAGTCTCCTGAGAATATGATCTTACAGTCCTGCCCAACACGAGTGACAATAGAATCAAGTTCATGGAAGTTTAAGTTGGAGAACTCATCCACTATTATAATACACCTGTCAAATGTGGTACCTCTAATGAATGAGGTAGACCAGAATGATATAGTTGCTTGAGTTCTTAGGTTATCATAAAGCATCTCGAAAGATGTTTCATCAGGCATCTCAAACATGTACTTCACCATGTTCTTGTATGGTATCTGATACAGGTTACTCTTATCTTCATGATCACCAGGTAAGAAACCAATCTCCCTAGTAGGTACAAGAGACCTGACCATGTATATCTTTTCGTAAGGTGAAGATAGATCTAGTATCTGTTCGAGTGCAAGGTATAAACTAATGAATGTCTTACCTGTACCTGCAGCACCATGTAGTACAAGGTTTTTACCTGACCTGTAAGACTCAAAGACCCTCTTCTGATTGTCCGTTAAAGGCTGAATCGTCTTGAGGTGGTCTATGTTAATAGGTTTTGCTCTTCTAATTTGTTTCGATGACATAGCCGCTATCGGAGTACCACCATTCTTTTTCTTCCTTGGCATTAAGTATACCTCGATAGGTTAGCTTTAGGGTGTGCGTTCTGTATCTTAGACATCACATCCTTAAATCCATCAGACTGTTTGGGTTTGCCATAGATGGATGAGGTACTTTGATTGCCAAAATATCTTTCTAATTCGGGGTGCTCCTCTTTATATTTATCTAGAGCAGTCATGGACATGGATACTTCTATGATCTCTCCAGTCTCTTTGTTTTTAAAATCGTAGTTAGGCATTAGTCTATCCTCAGACATGGTTGTGTGTCTCCCCAAGCATCATCAGTATCATATCTACAGTCACAGTCCTCTACTGTAGGACACCATCCCATTGCTTTAGATACTGTGGGGAAGTTGCAGATAAAATGGTCACGACATAGATTTGCTACGTCCATGTGTTCTTTCTGTGTACCATTAGCAGTGCGTAATTTTATATAGTGCATCCATGACCTTGCACTTCCAGTCATGTAGATCTTGGTAGGTGTTGCTAACGGGAGAACAAATCTCGCACACTCCTTCGCAATGCCCTCACGGAGGAGTTCATTGTAGAGATCAATCCCTTCAGCGAAATACTGCGTGATCCTACCTTGTAAGAACGATACTTGTTTCTCATCTATGTCATCAATACTATTTTGTCTATTCTTAGAATCCTGTCTCCTTAAATCTGGAACAGGAATGTTAGTTGCTAGTAAGTTTGTGTCTGCATACCTCTGACTAAACTCTTGGAAAGTAAATGACCTATGTCTGAGGATTTGTGCACCAATAGCACGAGAGGTACTAATCTCTAGTGTCATGTGTGCTTGCTCAAAGATAGACCAATGTCCATGCTTAATACAATACTCTAACAACTTCTCAACCTTAGGGTTGTCTTGGTTGTTAGGGTTGGATACTCTTGCGATGTATCCTATAGTTTTTTCAGCGTCAGGAGTGACGGAAACAAAACAAACTTTACTCATCTAAGTATTTTAAATAAGGTGTATAATGCTAAAGAATAAACATATCCTATAGGTGGTAGTCCAAACAATGTAGGTACTACTATGTTCCATGCACCCCATACTATGAACGGTGCGAATAAAAACTTAAGGAAATTATCAACAACTTTGGAACCTAGTTCTTGATAGTATTCATCATCCCCTTTAGCATCTTTAAACCCTTCCTTAAACTGGTAGAAAGGACTCATGTTCTCTTCTTCTTTTTCTTTTTGCTTTGCTCGTCTTTTACTTCTTGCGTAGATTTCCATTGCCTCACGGGGACCATCCCATTTGCTTGATTCCATCCTTTTAATCCCTCTTTGTATAAGTCCCAGTAGTGATCAAAGATACCAATGGTACCATTGTGACCTGTTAGAACAATGTCATGTTTAGTTTCATTTTCCTTTACATACTCAACGATGTAAGCATTGACTGGTAGATCTTTTGTGTTGTCTTTATCTAAGTTACATTCCTGCACTAAGACCCTCATGATCTACCGCCCCATACAATCTCAGGAAATGCATCCTTCACACATGACTGTGTAATCTTATATCTTTTATGTAAAGTCTTGTTCACTGCTTTAATTACTACCTCTGCTTCATCAGCATGTAGTCCTTCTAACAGTTGGATGAACATGGTTTCTCTCTTAATGGGTTGTAGTTTAGAACCACCCTTAAAGAAATGGAATAGTATCCTCGCTTCATGTTCTAATTTAGAATGCTCAGTACCAGCAGGTGCCTCATTCTTACGGTAAGGTACATCCTCACCCAATGGTACAACAGGTACTACTGATTCATCAAAATTAATAATGAACATAGCGGTAAGAGCATCGCTCTTATTCTCACGAAGGATCTTAACCTTCTCTGCTTTCGTCTTGGCATTGTGTGCCTTCTGAAGCACTTCAGATAATAAAAGTTTCATAACTTAGTCTTCATCGTCATCTATTGTATCAGATACATCAGTAAAACGCAAGTATAGTATCTCATCAGGAGATGCTAATTGACCATGCTCATCATACATCTCAGGATGTATAACCTCAGCAGCATAGTCTGCTTTGTCTACCCATGCATCAAAGACATGCTTTAGGTTCCATGATACCACAATTCCTAGTAAAAAGGAACCGATTGTTAGGAAGAACGCAATGTAAAGAAAAGAAATATCTGCCATGTTAGCGTCCTCCAAGTATGTCATTCTTATTTAGTGCGTTTCTTTTTGTTCTTAGATCCCTTTGGTCTGCCTGGTTTTCTGGATTCATGATAAGATACTGCTTCATCCTGTACCTTGGTTAGGTACTTAAGAATTTTCCTAGCATTTGCTTTTGTGACATGACCGTACGCTTCCTTTAACATCTTGTCACCATGCAGATAACCGTCGAGTTCTGATATGGTTTGGATGATTTCACCGTACGGTGATGACTCTAACAATTCTGTAGTTTGTTTACGAGTGTAGTCATGACCCTTTAGATATTGATTCATACTAAAGAGAAACTTGCCATCTAACATGGCAGTGTCAAGTGCTTTATCGAGCAAGCAATAAAGGACTTCATTATCAGGATCATAGTTTGCCATTAAAGTAATTGTGACTCCCGTAGATACTTTACTGTTTCAGTACACCCACCCATCTTCTGACCGTTGATCACGACCTGTGGGAAGGTAGCAGATTGTCCAAACTCTTGTTTAAACTGTGGTCGGGTGTACTGAACGTTGAGTTGATACTCTGTGAAGGTCCAACCGTTCATATTATACACCTCTTTTATCTTTGTGCAATAGGGGCATCCTGGTCTTGTGTAGATTACTGTACCGCCTGGTGATTTTGCCATAAGTCTCTTGGAAATAAAAAAGGGATGTCAGTGACATCCCTATTTAGTTTGATATATTCTAACTGTGTTTTAGAATGTGAACTTAGCACCTAACTTAGCACCCCAGTCTACAACTGTGTCTCCACCAGCGTCTTCGCCATTGGTAGCACCAGATAACTCAGCATATACACCAAGCTCTTCGTTTAGAGGTACAGCAGCACCAACTTTACCAGAGAATTCTGTCTCTGTATCATCAGTTGTTTCACTGTGGTTTAGTGAAGGACCACCTTGTACATAGTAAGCAATCTTACCTTCGGTTCCAGTTGTTCCTTCGTATCCAATGTGAAGATCGGTTGCAGCAGAGCTGTAATCGCCATCAGGATATGAAAGGTTGCTCTCAACATTCACATATGGACCAGCAAAAGCTGCACCAGCGAGTAGGAATGGAGATGCTGCGATAGCAGCGATTGTTGATTTGATAGACATGTTTTTGTTTAAAGTATCTCGCAAGGAAAAAACCCTACGGATGGTAGACCCCTCGACATGGGATCTTTTTAACATCTACGCAGGGTTACGATCTTTCGAGTCCTTTGTATGTTAAGTATTTATACAACTGGCACACTAGGGTGTGTGACAGTTGCGTTCGGTCATCATAACATAAGGTTACGATGGTGTCAAGCGGTCAAGTCTTGACACGTTAAAGGCAATGGTAATCCTTTCCTCATCAGAGGTCTGCTCCTCCACCATGTGTTCGGTGTCAGAGGGGAAGAAAACCATTGTTCCTTCTTCACCTGCATACTGTACACCACTTTCGGTAAAAATGGTAGGATGTTTGTGATTCTTAACATAAATCACCCCTGAGTACGCAGCACTGTGGATGTGAGGTGGATTGTAGTCGCCTTTGTATGCGAAGTTTGCCCACACATCATAAGCATCGAAGTGACCATCGTATCTGCGTACCCTATAGTCACGATGAGATCCACCAAACTCATGGGCAATCATCCTTAGGATCAGTGCCAACCAGTATGAATTGTCCACCATCTGAACTGGTACAGCACATTGGTAACTGTTGCCACGCTCACCCTCGTTACTGAACCCTGCATTCTCATGCATCTTGAGTGCTGATAGGGGATGATCCTTGATGTCCCTACATGCTTCTACCCAATCGTTTACCTCTTGCACTATAGGGTAAGGTAAATGCATCATGCATATGTTTGGTCCTATTGTTTCTAGGTTGAGATCACAGTTCACTTCCTAAATGCACCTACTCGTACTAGCACATACATTATTAAGACTGTCCAGAACATAACGTACCACATAACTATACCTTTGTTGTATTACTACGAGTTCTATTAATGATAGTAATAAACTTATCGCCAGCAAAGGTACCAGCAAGACATACATCTATCTCATCACCATCTTGCCAATTCATGTCACCATTCTTCTTGGTGTGCAGCATTGCTATTTGGATCTTCTCGATCACTTCTTGTTTTAATATCATTTGTTTAATACCCAAATTAATCTAGTAACCATTGCTACAAATATAATATAGTAGGACCACATTATAGTCATACCTATTTTATTGTGCCTACTCCCACGCTTATAGGGATGCACTGCTAGATGTGGGGATCTATCCCACCCATCTACCATATAGTCTTTAGTTGGAATGTTTCTAGTCATTGGCTCCAGTCATGATAAGGTGGTTCGGGTTCATCGATACTATGCTTAAAGTTTTCAGTGTCAAAGTAGGATGGTGGCAAAGGTTTAACATCATCGTATGCTCCTGCTAACCTCTTCTTATGCTCACGCTCATCCAATACTTCATTGATAAGTATCTTCATCTCTCTCACATATTCTGGTGTGAATAATCTACGAGGATGAATCATCATAGGTTTATAAACCTGTTTTGGTCCTTTATAGTTGGGATCAGTAGGTCCACTCATCCCCTGTGTATCCATCTTCATGATTTTCTAAGGTTCTCTCGGAATGATTGTGCTTGTTGTGCCGTAACCATGTCCTTCTCGAACTCTTCTATCTCTTCATCAGTAGAGATCTGTTCAGTAGGTAGTACAGGTGGTTTCATATCTATCCGATCTAGTTCTGCTAAAGGACCACGATAGTACTTCTTGATACGTTTCAGCATCTTCCTACGTCCTGCAGAGTCTTGTGGGTACTTCTTAAGTACCTTATGTAATGCTGCTAACTCTCTAGTAGAAGAAAGGAGATCACGATCTGCCTTAGTCTTCTTCTCTCCAAACCCTTCACTCATTAGGTAACCTCATCAATAGTAATTTTAAATTTAACCCTGTGTACCTTGTGTTGACACAGTACCCAGACATTCGAGTCCCTATTATGTGACTCTTGATAGAACGCTTCCCTTGGTGTGAAAGTGTTGTCATCGTCATCATCGGATGCTCTAACTGGTACCACAACCTCATTAGGGAATGAATAACTTGGATCATCCTTAGGATAATAAGGTGTAGTTCCAGGTAATGACTGGTATCTAGTACCGTCTGGTTGCTCAGGTGGCCATTCTAACTCAAATTGTTGTCCTTGGCAATAGGCAGCACCTGCATTGACCACATCAAACAGTTCTACAACAGC